AAGCTCGTCTTGAGCTAATCTCTTTTCTTTACCACTATCACTATCACTCTTACTATCACTCTTACTAACACTATCGGCTTTTCTGGGTTCCTTTGTGTTCCCAGATAACCCAGTGGGTTCTTTTGGGTTACTTGGTCTTCCGCCCTTCAAACCGTTGTTTTTATTACGCTTAACGATGTTTTGGTACTTCTCATCGTCCCGTGCAAACTGACTAGCGAATGGAGAGAATGCTACTTTTGCTATAGCAGTTAATTCAATTTGCTCTCCGAATTGATGCGCTTTTATTGCTCTGAATAACTGGCCGCACTGCTCATCTGTGAGGTCATCCAGCACCGCAAGGCTATCCTTGTGAATTATGAACGACTTTCTCATAGGGCTATTTCTCTCCCAGCGCGACGAACTCGCTTACGCTGTAACCGAATATCTGAGCCATTGAGAGAAGCATCATTACCGTTGGCTGCTTATGTCCATTCACAATCGCAGACATGTGAGCCCTCGATATTGCCAGTTGATCAGCCAGGTTTGTTGCTCTCATTTCCTTGTTGGCCAATGCCACTTTGATTGACTTGCCGATGTTCATATTAGTCCTTAATTGTTATTGCTAGCTAACATTATAGTCAAATAAAAGGCCCGGTCAACAGGCCATTATCAAGTCTCTCTCAGTCGCGTAAGCTTTCGCAGCATCCAGCTTTTCAACGTATGAGCCCAGGTCTTTCCTGATGTGATCAATAGAGATAGAGGCGCGCCATCTGCCGGACGTTTTGTTCAGGGTTACTCCACGGTAGCCGCTGGTATTATTTGCCCTGATAAGCGTCCTGTCGTCGGTTTGGTATCTATCTAGTTCTGAGTCGTAGAGAACGTGGCCGCAGTGATTACACTCATGCCAGGACTCATAGCCGGAGCTGTTTAGAGTCATTGGCGTATTGTGGCAGCGGGGCTTCTTTGATTCTTCCATGCTATACCTGCTGTGTGGCCTTGGTTTCCGGCTGGACGAATATAACTTCGGTTTCTGGCAGGCCAAACCGGCTATCTGCGTAAATAATATCAAGCTCCTGCTCTATAAAAGCGTTCGATTCCTTGGCCCACTCCTTGCCGTTATTCCACCCCGTGCGGCGCACTATAATCTTGCCCTTATTTGGGCCGCCGTCTAGCTCGATAAGCCCATTCCATTCGCTCTTGATGGTTACATCACCCACACGATGGCCCATAATCTTTAGCTCATATTTCTGCAGCAGTGTCATGCTGTTCATCTTCTTTATCCTTCTATTGGCTGTATGTTGGTTAGTGGTGGTTATACTTCTGTATATGCTGGAGTGATTAACCTGTATAGGGAAGATCAAAACCGTTTTGGGCCCATATATCTATTTTCTTCAGGCACTTTTTGCAGTCAATGCCATCCGTGTCCTTTGTGAAATCAAAATGTCTTTCTTTTGACAGCATTAATCCGTCGCAGAATTTAACTTTTCCAGGAATCAGCCCCTCATGAGCCCATTGCTCTAAGGCTTCAGCGCTTCCATGAGTCCATTCCTGATAATGCGTTTTTAGGTGTGTCATGTGCTTCCTCCATGTTGTATTACTGTATTACATGTATGGGGGTGGGTGGGTTACGGTTTGTTAATGCGATGCGCCTTAATTTGTCGCCTAACCATTGCTTTAGCGTCTATAGCACCTTTGTATCCACTCCACCACTTGTCCTTGGTGTCTATTACCGGGGGGTATTTGTCACCCCTGGCAGAGTGGTATCCGTCGCACACAGGGCAATCGTACAGCTCAGGCGCGTCAGAGTTACACATAGGGCAAAAACCATACCTTAGCCTTAATCTACCCTTGATTAGAGACAGCCGCCTCTGTATTGCTATCTTCATATCATTCACCTTGTCTTTGCATATTGTTATAAGAGAGGGTTAATTCGGGTATTCCAATCCTTTATTAGTAGTCTTTTGCTGTCCCTTTCCATACATATCTCGCAATGATTACACTCTACCCACCAGCAGCTATCACCATGCTCTGGTCCTTGAATATTCGAATCACCGCAAAACGGACATGGCGCGAGGTCGGCAGGATCTTTTTTCAACTTGTTTATAGACATATTTAATCTATCAACCACTAACTTCTCTCTCTGGAGCATTTGTTGATATTCTAGTTCGTTCATATTCATACTATTTCCTTAAATTAATCCATACCGGTCTATAGAGGGTTAATACCCCGGATCAAAAATACTCATATCCGTTTGAAATTTAGTTATCTTGAATATGCACCATTTGTGGAAATTATATTTAACCACGGTCTTCGTCTGATGATCATTAATTCTGTGTAATTCAGACCATGTATTAAATAAGCCTGCTTCTGTGTCTCGCCACTTCATATCATTTCCTTTAACCCATAGTTATCACTAGAAGGGGTAGCTGATCTACTAGCATTCCCCTCACCTTACAATCTATTCTACTGGTCAAATATACTACGCTTATCAGGTCACAGTTTTTCGTCTTACCGGACGTCTATTAAATCAGCTTCAAGACCTGTTTAATTGCAGAGCCCTGTAGTGGCCCTACATACACCCCTTCTAATCCTGGCTACTTGTCTATGAGGGAAGTTGCCATTTGCCGTCAGGCTTTCGTCTGTGCGGCTGGTGCGGTAGTTATCAGTGTTACAGTCTTTGATTACCCAGTGTTAGATCTGGTGGGTGTCACAGTACCCAGGGCTGGGCAGATTGGAGTATTACTAGGAGTTGTGTATAATCGTTTTACGCCTAGCAGCCTCTATCTGCTTTGGTCTGTCCTCAAACCCTCGATCAGTTGATGCTGATTGGGGGTTTTCTATTTCGGAAGACCTGAAATTAATCTTTATTGATAAAGTGCCTGTCTTTCCAAGCTGTCAACTTTGCTCACCTTCCCAACCAAACCAGAACACGGGAAGCTACGAGACCTTTCGGTTTCGGGTCTTAAACCCTCATCAGTCGTAGTAATTGTTCTGGCCTGCCTATCTACTTGCAAAATGGCGATAGGGTATGATCTTTTCACTTACTTTATCAATAAAGACTAATCTAGAACTAATATTAAACCTATATAGCCGTTTAGCAAGTGGCATATCCAGTCAGAAAGTGAACGTATTTGCCACTATCCATATCTTGATTAATTAGTTACTGTAATGACACTGAATATTTGATCAGGGTTAAGGAGGTTACATGGCATCAAGTTCAATGTGTAAGACCTACGCCGCATTAAAGGGTCGTGGTGACTGGATGAGTAGGCTAGAAATAGCTCACGAGTCCGGGGTTGGCCCCAGGTGGGTTGGAGTATGCTCAAGATTATTAGTAGAAGGAGGTGTTGCAGAATCAAAGACAATAGATCGACGTAAATATTACCGGCTATCAACGGGTCACGAAGATAGCGCGGTAGTTAATGATATCAATGAATCTAACAGGATTAAATCAATATGATCAACACAACTATTATGACAGTAACTCCGTCCAAGGCAAAGAAAATGCTTGAGATGAACCTAAATAACCGGCCATTAAATGGTAAGCACGTAGCGTTCATTGTTAGCGAAATTAAAAATGGCAACTGGAGACTAAATGGCGAGTCAATCAAGATTGGAAAAGATCGTCTAATTGATGGTCAGCATCGACTTCAGGCTATCGTGCAGTCAGGCAAATCTATGAAGACCGTAGTAATGACAGGTATTGATGATGATGTTTTTGATACAGTAGATACCGGACGAGCCCGAAAGCATGCAGATATTTTAGCTCTCAATGGGGAGAAAAATACAGCGGCATTGGCATCATTGCTTATTATGTTACATCGATATTATGGGGAGAACTGGAAGGATACAAAAAGAATGTCAAATTCTGAAATTGAAAAGCTGTTGGAAAAGTATCCTGATGCAAGAGCCTCCGTTGCCCATAATTATAGAGCCACGGGCTTATTTGTGCCAAAGATAATTAATCTATGTCATTATGTATTTAGCAATATCGACAAGGATCAAGCGGATTATTTTATCTCTTCAATGTGTAGTGGTGCGAATTTATCATCAAACAATCCAATTTACACGCTACGCAACAAGGTTATGACTGCCAAGCTAACCGGGGCAAGACATCATCCTGATACTATTTGCACTATGGCGTTTAAAGCATGGAACATGATCCGGCAAGGGAAAAAGTCTACCAGGCTGCATGTTAAGAGTACCGACACTCCTGACAAGGCAGTTTAGCAGCGTATAACCAACCAAGGAGCTTAGCGGCTCCTTTTTATGTGCAAGGGGTTTGGTATAATAAACATTCGATTAAGGAGATTTACATGAAAAGAATTATTGCTGCCGCCAAATCTCTGGCAATGACGGGATGGTTTGTTAAAGCGTCTTGGGGATATATCGTTACTCGGCGACCCTCTTCAAAAGTTGAATTTATTGTAGGCATAGTCCCCGCATGGTTCCGATTTACTATTTCCACATATAAGGACATCAGGCCAGGTGTCTAATTCTAAGACTTGGAAAAGGTGCGCCCTCCCAGGCTAGGCAGAATTGATCACTGCCTATTGACTGATCATAAAAGGAATCTATATGAACTGTCCAAATCCAATGTGCAAGTACGGCGCTGATGCCAATTGCTGCAATCCTATGCACTCGTTCGAGAATGTTGGCAAGCGATACAGGAAAAAGGGCGCTACGTTAATGCGCCCATATGTACCAGGAGAAGACCTTACAGGCATGTCTGTCAGCGAGGAGGATACCCCAGAGTTAGGCGGTATGATTGCCATAGGCGATGATAATGGCGCTCAGTGGTATGTGTCGAAAGGGTACTTTGATCAGTTTTATGAAGAGGTCCCTATTGTGAAAGAATGTTAACTTGATAGATCATAGGTATTGGTTGATAATTCAATCCTACACAGAAAGACACACAGGTATATACAGTTAACCGACCGGAGCAAGTCATCATGGCCTAACTCGACTAAATCCAGCGCACTGGTAGCCTCCTTTATGGGGGCTTTTTATTGCCTATTCATTACCAAACATTAACGGTCATATATCCTGGCAGAGGTTATGATGGAGGCTCATTGATAAGGGAATGGAGAAGAACGAAATGTCAATAAAGTTTGAAGGGCATCCAGCGCTTTACAGAACGTCTATGGCTGTTGAGGGCGGGACGGATGTTATTTCTATAATTAGTCACTTGTGGTCTGTAATGACACAAGAGCGAGGATGCGGATTAGCACATAACCAAGTTGGTGGATCAAAGAGAATCATTGTTATTCATGCCAATGGATTTCGACAAGAATTTATTAATCCTATTATTACTAAGCGGTATGGAGGAAAGACCACCAGCAGGGAGGGCTGCCTATCATTTCCCGGTCTTCAGGTTTCTGTTATTCGTGACAAGAAAATAATCGTTGAAGGATTTGATAAAAATTGGAAGCCGGTTAAATTCAAGCTAAAGGGTCTAGCTTCTTGTTGTGTCCAGCATGAAATTGATCATCTGGACGGGGTAACTATAAGTGACTATAAGGATAACGAATGAACAAGCCATACACACAAGACCAACTAGACCACTACATGGAAGTCGGCAGCGATAGCCGGTTTGAATACTGCATGGTTCGGCAGCTGATGGAGGAGAATAAGTTGCTTAGAAGCGACAAGACAATGCTGGTTAATATTATTGCAATGGACGCAGAAGGCTGTGAAGCATTGGTAAAGGCTCACCGTGAGCTAGAGGAGAGCCATGCAGAGCTTGAAGACCTGCTAGATGGATTGACTGAATAGGGGCTCACGAAGCCCCAGCAATACCCCGCATTACCAGATCAACCGCAATGTCACTATTAGCAGCACCGCTTACACTCCAGCCGGCAACCAGGATGAATAGCCAGAATGACATCCATAGTACTCGTTTTATGTTGATCATGACTTTTCCTTGATTAAGACCTCAATGATATCGTCTAACTTTTTTCTGATATTTGAATATCCGTCCTTCTGAAGGCCAAGGACAAATGTTGGCGAACATCCTTCTTCCTTTGCAATTTTGTGAAGATCCGAATTATCAAGGACAAGATCAATAATCTCTCCATAGTATATGTGCTTATTCATTTCCGTGACTCCAGTTTCTGCCGTAGCTTGTTAATCGTTTGTGACTGCTTGGCTATCTCATCTTTCTGCTCAAGGATTAGCTCCTGGTCGCGCAGTGCATTGGCCTGGTAGTGCTCGATAGTCTTCGGCATCGGCTCACCTTTAGCAGGGGTAACCGTATTGCCGTCTCGACAAACCTGGTCATAGCCTGCGTCTGGATCATATCTATCTATACCCATTATTTCTCTTCCTTAGCTGCTGATAGCATGGCTTTGTATATGTCATAGTTCAGTTCTTCTGGCGCGATGCTAAAGCAATCATTAATATGCCTTGCTTCCTGCATCATTGCATCTGTAGGATCTTCAGGCACTATTACCTTGCCTTCTAGGTGCTTATTGATTATGGCAATTGCATCCTCTACATCAAGACAAGTTACTCCTTGCCCATAATGAAAGTTTGCTGCCTGTACTAGCTCATCAATCATCTCCTGCTTGCTCATACGTTTTTATCCTTATGGTAAGTAACTGCCCCGACACGCTTCACCATTCCCATCATGTTTAGAATCGCCTTAGATGGCGGCTTATGGCCGTTTAGCACCTGACCTATATATTGACGACTAACGCCTAGCACTTTGGCCACTGCGGCGGCTGGCGACGGATCATCACCATAATAGAATGCGATGTGTACCGCCATTGCCTGTCTGAATTTCTTCTCGTTCATTACTGCCTCCTATTAAGTTGAGATAATAATAAACAATAAGGGGTTGCAGTGCAAGCGGTATTGGTTTATATTCATTCCATCACTTGCGGTATGGAGCAAAACAGAATGGCATTAAAGTTTGAAGGACACCCAGCACTGAGTAACACGTCAACGGCTGTTGATAGAGGCGACGATGTGCTTTCCACAATTAGCCATATGTGGTCTGTAATGACACAGGAACGAGGATGTGGATTAGCAAATAACCAAGTGGGCGGATCGAAAAGAATTATTGTTGTTCACGCCAATGGGTTTCGCCAGGAATTCATAAACCCTATTATCACCAAGCGATATGGAGGAAAGATCACTAGCAAGGAGGGGTGCCTATCATTTCCCGGCCTTCAAGTTTCCGTTATTCGTGATAGGAAGATAATCGTTGAGGGGTTTGATAAAAATTGGAAGCCGGTTAAATTTAAATTAAAAGGTCTAGCTTCTTGTTGTGTCCAGCATGAAACTGATCATTTGGACGGGGTAACTTTAATTGACCATAAGGATAAATCATGAGCAAGCAAGAAGTAACATTCAAATACCAATTCGGCCAGATTCTTATAACCGTTGTAGCATCTGTCACTCTGGGTAGTCCGGCCAAGACATATGGTGAGGCTGAACACTGTCACCCTGCAGAAGACGCCGAGGTTGAGCTTCTAGTCGTGATGGCACCATGGGCAACAAAGATGCAGGCAGAGGACTACGGCGTCCCTGAGATGGGCAGATTTCGCGGCCTGGATGATGTATTGAAAGACTTGGCTATTGCCGAAGCCGTGGAGCAAGACTAATGGAGAGTCACAATGCAGATCAAGCCCAACATATTTCTTCTATCTTCGCTATGGCCCCTCCTGTATCTGGATTTGATACGCATCGCGACGAGGGGGAGAGAAGAACCAACATCAATAAAAAAGCACGTGCCGAAGCTGCACAATCTCGACGAAAAATGGGACAAGCTGAGCTACGAATCCAATACCAAATCGAGGCGGCTGCAGAATGACTGACTATTATGTTGAAATATGGCAGACATTCCCGTCAACTGGGGTAACTAAAACAATGGGGCCATTTAGTAAATCAAAAGCTTCGCGAGTTGCTGACGGGGTTGAGATGAATCTTGATGAAGAGTTTTATTCTGTTCTTATAGTTAGTGATGAAGATGAGTGACCGAATAGAGAGGCTGAAGCAATCGGATGAGGGTAAGTCTCGCGCTATGGAGCTGTTCTATTTTCACTCCGACTCTGCCGAGATTCTAAGCCAGTTATCAGAGCAGCCTAACTATGGATTGCTCCGGTTTAGCGTTGTAATGAGTGAGATATACCAGCAGATGGCAATTGACGATCAAGCCAAAGAAGACATGAACAAAGCTTAACATTAGCCACCACAATCCAGTGCTACAATATACGCTCAACTAAGGAGAGAAGACGATGGAAGCAACGCATATTATTAAGCCGCCAGGGGCTCTAAAAGCCTACACAATAGACTTATTGGAAGAGCATACTTCATGTCTATTTATTGTTAAAACTGACGGAAATTACTGCGGCCCTACATCTTATAGCGAAGATTGGGCAATATACCTACACAACGAAATGTTCAGTAAGGCTCGCGGAGCATACGACTATGAGTAGCGAGCAGGAATTACTAGAAGAGCTTAGCCGTCAATATGCTGGTGATGGTCAGGGTTATTATTTGGCTGAGCTTCAGTTAATTCTGAAGGGGAAGATTCAAAGCGATATCACTGATGACCATGTATCTGCATTGCATACTGAGATGGTTAATCGCAACCAGGTTAAAATGGAGTTGTCGCTGTGAGCATTACAGATCAGCTTAAGCAGCCCTTCAATCCCTCTGTGGTTCATTGGCGCGTAGGATCAACCAACGCCAAGAAGCTTGGCTGCAAGCCGTGGCAGGCTACAAAGGGCATTGCACTGGCCTATATCGACGCCAGGGACGTTATGAAGCGCTTGGACGATGTATGCGGCGACCTCTGGCAAGTTGAGTACCCCTTTGATGGCTGCTGTCGTATTGGCATTAAAATTGACAACGAGTGGATTTGGCGTAGCAATGGAGCCGGTGAAACTCAAGTCGAGGGTGAAAAGGGTAAGTTCTCCGATGCATTCAAGAGGGCCGCCGTGCTTTGGGGGGTTGGTCGATACCTGTATTACCTCCCGAATACTTGGTGTGATTTGAGTAACGGAAAGATTGTTAAAACTCCAGCATTGCCCACTTGGGCTCTACCACAAGGAAAGAAAGATGACCAAAGTCATACTTGACATAGAAACCTTACCTACTCAGCCAGAAGAAGAAGCAAAATCACAGATTGCCAAGACTACTCAGCATCCTGCAGCCATGAAGAAGCCCGAGACAATCGATGCTTGGCACAAAGGTCTTGATAAGTATGCCGGCGCTAAAGATGCGGCCATTGAGGATGAATACCGGAAGTCTTCTTTTGATGGCGGTAAGGGTGAGATTTGCTCTATTGCTTGGAAGGTTGAAGGTGCGGATTTTTGCTCCCTTTCTAGAGGTGGGCATGACGAGATAGACATGATTGGTGTTTTCTTTGACCTTGCTTCATTTAAATGCAATGGCCGCCCTCCTTTCTTCATCGGTCACAATATCCCTTTCGACCTGCAATTCATCTGGCGGCGCGCTGTAATCCTTGGCGTTAAACCTCCATTTGCGCTGCCCTTTGATGGCCGACACGGCAAAGACTATTACGACACAATGCAGGCATGGGCTGGGTACAATAAGCGTATCAGCCAGGATAATCTCTGCAAGGCGCTGGGCATTGAAGGCAAGCCAGGTGATATCAGTGGCGCTAATGTGTGGGATCATTATAAGAAGGGAGACATCGCCCGTATTGAAGAGTACAACCGTTCAGATGTCGAAACGGTAGAGAAGATCTATAATCGAATCAATTTCATCTAATCCCAGGTCGGGTACTGCCCTGCTAGCGTGGGGCTTTTTTATTAAGGGAAATATTGTGGCTAAGATTAAAGGAACTATTAAGAAGATTACTTATCACGTAATTGATCTAGATACAGATGATTACATTGATAATGATGCCAAAATAAATGATGTATTTGATTTTTTCGAATCGGTAAAAGAAGATCCTATGGATTTTGCTGAGGAGTTTATTGAGCGAATCGGTAACAACGCAGAAATTGAAGTTCAATCAATCAAAATTGAAGATTAAGGAGAATTATCTTGCTGGTACTTTCCAGGCGCGTTGGAGAAGTTTTATATATTGGTGACGATGTGAAGATCACCGTTTTAAGCATAAGCGGCCAGCAGGCCAGGGTTGGAATTTCTGCTCCTGATGATGTGCTTATATTGCGTGAAGAAGTAAAATTGCGAAACGAGCGCGAAGAAAATGAACGTTGATATCACAGACAAGCGAGTTGAGACGGCTATCAAATACCTAGCGTCAACCGATGAGTCTCATGCGCGCGAGAGGGCTAACTATCACGCCTTAGAGCAGCTTCGCAAGACGGTAAGGGCTCAGTGCTTCGGAGATGCTAAAGGTGGCGTGAAGGAGCGGGAAATGGCTGCTGAGTGCGACCCTATCTACATTGAGCATATCGAGCGCATCAAGCAGGCTGAATTCGAGTTTCATCATACTCACAACAAGCGAAAGCTGGCTGAATTGACTGTTGAGATGTATCGAACAATGTCGGCTAATCAGCGTAAGGGGAATATATGAAGGCTCTAAAGCAGAAGAAGTGCAAAGCCTGCCGTGAGCTATTCACCCCGTTTAACTCAATGACTAAGGCGTGCTCTGTTAAGTGCGCCCTGGTTGTTGCAAAAGACTCTAAAGATAAGGAGTATCGACGTGAAACAAAGCGACTCAAGCAAAAAATCAAGTTTAAATCCTGCTGGCTTTCTGAGGCTCAGACAGAGTTTAACAAGTTTATTCGGCTTCGTGATATGGATAAGCCTTGCATTAGTTGCGGTAGGCATCATGACGGGCAATACCATGCTGGCCATTATAGGACTGTCGGAGCTCATCCTGAGCTGCGTTTCACTGAGACAAATTGTCATAAGCAGTGCGCCCCATGCAATAACCACAAGAGCGGAAATATTGTTGAGTATCGTATTAATCTTGCTAAGCGCCTCACTAGCTCTCAGCTCCACTGGCTAGAAGGCCCGCACAAGCCTTTAAAGCTAACCATAGACGATATCAAGGCTATTAAAGAGAAGTACAATCGAAAGTATAAAGAGCTTAAGGAGATGGAATGAAGCACTACGACGATAGAGATATTATGCAGCTTGATGAGGCTGGCGACTTTTACACTAATCATGTAATGGCTATGACTGCAGAAAAGCTACATTCAAAATCAGATATAGCTGCAGAACTTGGCTGGCGCGACATGGAGATTGACAGGCTCAAATGCATGCTGGATTTTCATTCGCCATAACATTACGAAAGTTTAAGAGTATAAAATCGTATGGCTGCTATTGTATACACACTAACTTATTAAGGGGAAAGGAATGAACGAAGTAATCACACATCTCGCCGGTACTATCGCTGTATATGGATCTTTCTATAGTGTCTGCTCAGTTTTGAGCAGTATTAAAACCGGGAACCAACTTGAGCTGTTTATTGCTCCACTTTCTGCATCGCTAGCAATAGGATATTTAATAGCATATTAACCAATGGGGTTTCGGCCCCTAATCAATCGCATAGGTAAGGATAGCAGCTGTCATGGAAATTGAAGATATTGCAAATCAAGTGATGTTTGGCAGGGTGACAATGTCAGAGATTATTAAATCTGAGGGGCTTGAGTATAGAAAGGGTAAAAGCATAACTGATGTAAGAAAGGCATTGGAAAAAGCCTTTAAGAAAGGACAGCAGAAGACAGAGCTTGAGATTGGATTATTTGAGATATATTTCTCACAGCTTTTTAAGAAAACTAGAATCAATAAATAGCCGGAGTAAACTGCTATGTGCAAGAAATACGTAACACCTCACAACCAGCTGTCAGACCTCGAACAAGAGGCGCTACGGGCTAAGTTCAGCAAGGGTAGCCCTGACAAGCATCGAGCTATATTCTGCCATGACACGCGCACTATGATCCTAGCAGCCCCCTTTCATGTACCCATGCAGAAAACTAAGCAGGCCATCCAAGGAATGATTAACCTGTATTCTCCTGACCGTATCGAGATTACAGCATTGCCGAGGGCTGTGTAATGAGGGATATAAGATTTCGCGCATGGGATAAAGCAACTAAATCAATGGTTGATTCGACAACTCATTCATCGTGGAAATTTTATCTACTCGATGGAGGGAGCTCCATTGATCAAGTTTGGGCCACCAAGGATCTAGAGCTAATGCAATTCACCGGCCTAAAGGATATGAACGGTGTCGAGATTTATTCGGGGGATATCATACGGCTGTACCCTGACGAAATTGGTTTCTCCTATTTAAAGGAAGTGGTAGCGGCTGAAGATAGGCCAACACTTGGATTTGAAGGATCTGGAGCTATATTGTGTGAAGGGAATTCCTCGATCATGCTTGTGGTCGGTAATATTCATCAGGATAAAGAATTACTGGAGGCGTCATGACAGATAAAGATTGCATAAAGCATCAGTTATTAAAAGCCCTGTCGTGCAATCAATTCCTGACCAGTAGTGAGGCATGGGGAAAACTTACGGTTAGCTGTACAAAGCTTGAAGTTTCCAAGATTATGTTAGAGCTCCACGAAGAGGGGAAGGTATCGCACCGAAGAACTGGAAAGAAGCGGCCTTATATTTACTGGGTAGATCTGATCAATATTGAGCCTGTTCCTGAATCTGCAAGAGTTCGCTGTGATCCAGTAATCGGCAGTGATGTATCGTATTCAGCATGGGGCCACTTTCGACAGGTGCTTTTCAAGGCTCAATACAAGGTACTTGCACCCGCTGCATTTGTCTTTGGTGTCGGTATAATGGCAGTATTTGACATGATAGTTAACGCCATATCTGGCTAAGGATTTGAGCATGAATGCTCAGGTGATAAGTATCAACAACAGAATAGAGCAGCGATCAAACCGGGCCATGGCAAGGCGTCTAAATAATCAGGCTGAGCGTGTTAAGGCTATGAGAGTCAAGCTTGAGGAGGACTCGTTTGACCTATTCCTGGCCGGAGTTAACCCGCAGGAAGTCATGCGATTCTCTAAGCATCTTCGCGCTGTGTACGGGGATTTAAAAGAAGCGGCAATTGGGGGGAATATCGATGTCAATATTTAGCAGGGTGGCCGGAGCATTCCTCGGCACAGACAAGGCTGTATCGGGCGTGATGGATATCGCCAAGAAGGGTATGGATATCTGGGACATGTCCAAGCTGACGCATCAGGAGCGTCTTCAGGCTTTCGTTATCGCCGTCAAGGCAACGGCAAGCAAAGAGACTGCAATCTCCCGCAGGATCATCGTGTGGTCTCTGACGGCTATGATCTCATTCTGCTTGGTTGTCGGAACCATCTGGATTGGCCTTGGATCGACCGAGAAGGTGGACCAGCTTGTATTGCTAGTTGAGGCGCTGAAGATTGGCTGGGGATGGGGTGTTAGCTTGACGTTCTACTTCCTGGCTCATTTGACGATTGGGGGCAAGAAATGAATACTCTATCATGCGCTATTACATGTGTTATTTTTGGCACCCTGCACGCCATTGACGGGAATCCTCAAGCGTCAACATACGCTGCAGCGTTTCTTATTATTTTAGCGATAAGGTCAGAGAAATGAATCGCAAATGGTGGCCAGACCTGACATTCCTGTATACACCTCTACGAGATACGGCATTTTACATTGTGTTTGGGGTTGTAATTGGCTTTGGGCTTATCGACTGTAACGAGAAAAGAGGCGATATTGACATGAATACTCACGCTGAACTCACAGAAAATATTAAGGAAGAAAAATGACGACGATTGCATGGGATGGTAAAACACTGGCTGTCGATAGCAGGGCTACATCTGACGGGTACGTAATGACCGACAAGTGTAAAAAGCTGTATACCGGGGTAGGCCAGTATGTAGCGGCTGCCATGTGCGGTGATGAGGCCGAGGCCGTAGACATGATGGACTGGCTGCGCACTGGCGGGAAAGCCCCCGAGTGCAAGGAGGGTGTGATTATCGTTGCCGTAATGGAAGACGGTACAGCCCACAAGTTCACCGGGGGCATTGAGACCCCTATCAAGGTCCAGGTGCCCTACGCCGACGGGTCAGGGTGGATCGTGGCCCTCGCGTCAATGGATGCCGGGCTGAATGCAGTTGAGGCAGTGAAGGCTGCCAGGAAGCGCGACATCTACACTGGCGGCCCAGTAAAGTCGTTTAAAATAGGGGCTGACGATGAAGGTATCTAAAGACTTCCATGACTGGGAATTTGAATGCAGCTGCGGATGCGGCAAGAACAACATCGGCGCGGCTGTGGTGTATGTCCTTCAGCGCGTCAGGGATTACTATGACAGCCCTGTTACCGTGACATCAGCTGTCAGGTGCCTGGTATACAATCGTAGTGATGACGTTGGCAGTAATGACAAGTCACAGCACCCGAGGCGCACAGCTGTTGATTTCACTGTACAGGACGTTGATCCATATGATGTATTTGCGCTGCTTTGCGGATGGTATCCTGACTCCCTGGGTATCGGTCGATATTGTAACTTTACTCACGTTGATACTCGATTGATTAAGGCAAGGTGGTAACTATGATTATCGACATTTTAATCGGTGTTTTAGTTATAGCTTTCGGTGCTCACGCAACCTGGTATCGATATCAACAGGAGCTTGAAAAGGATAAAAAAGGGGGCCGTAATAGCCCCTAAGTTGTACGTTATTATTGTTATTTCTGGATAGTGTTATTAGATGTTCCACTCTGGTAACGCTTGGCAAAGGCGTCACGTGTAGCAGGATCATTGGCATCGACCAGCGCTTGATATTTCTCAGGGTGCAGCCATCTAGTCATGGCAGTCGTGCCGTGTGCGTTCTGACCCTCTGGGACACTCCAGGTAGAGCATCCAGTAGAAAGCGCTGACAGGGCGATAAGGGCGATAGCGAATAGTGATTTCATGGTTAATCCTTGCTTTGGCTTGAGAGACCAAAATAGTAACATTGCATCGTAATTATGAAGGTTAAACTTCTGTAATAAAAATGCCTCCGAAGAGGCAGTGAACTAATACATTATTGTTATTATACGGGGCTGCTAGTTATTATGCCCCGCCTGCTCTGCCTTACCGTTGAGCAACAAGCTTATCAAGCAAGTGCGTAATCTTTCCCAATGCCAGCTCTGCAACTGCGAACTTTTTTTTTGCGCCGGCAAGCTCTCTATTGGCCTTCTCAACCTCGATAGCCTTTTCTCCTGCCGGAATACCCTGTATAGCCATAAGCTGCCACACGATCAGCTGTAGATTGTCTACGCGCCGGCTGATGTAGTCACACTCGCGCTGTAATACCTGCCTCTCAGTTTCCGCAACAAACCATTCTTCAGTGTTCTGATGAAGCCTGAATTGCTCAACCTCATTACCGATAAACCACTGCGGGGCTGTCTTTCCCTTGAATGGTATCTCGACAAACAGAAAGCAATACCACATCGTACCGAATACTACGCACCAGAATGCGTACCGCCTGGCGAATGCGCCTGGCTCATGCAGGGATGCCCACCACCTAACAATTATCTGCCTGCCGAACATATTGAACAGTGACTTAATCATGCATTAGCTCCTTAGCCTTTTTGATAGCCCGGGTCTTTCGTTCAATAGATGCATCATAAGCGGATTGGCAGTGATTCTTTTGCCAGAAGAATAAACCATTGATCAGTCGCCTGGCTACTCTCCATCGCTTCTTAGGCTTATCTACTAGCTTAGCAGATCGATATGCCCTGGCGCTGATTGTCTCTGTGTGACTCCCTGATATCAGGGTATTAGCCAGTTTATCTACTGCTATTGCTACGTCCAAATAACTCATTGCCGACCCCTTAATAATTAAGCATCTATAACGCCGAACGCCTTAAAGGCTGAGTTGTCTACCGCAGCATCAGCAACGTCTGCTGTTGCCGACCATCCTATCTTGCCGCCCGCTACAGGAGAGGCATTCCACACTATGTCTCCCCGATTCCATGCCCCAGAAGTCGGAATAGCGTTAAGGGTAACTTGTCGTGCTGGGTATGGGCCTATGGACGCGCCGCCTGAAAAGTATTCCACTGCTCGCCGCCCATCGGGGCCACCATCAGGGCTGTGATAGACAGCTGTTGGGGTAGACGAATTCACATTAAAAGGCAGATACATATCAAATGCTGCAGCGCCCGAAACGGTAGTATTAGTAAGCCGCATTGATATATTTCCAGCGCCCGCATCAAAGCCAGTTATTGGGAAGAGTTCCCATGTGTCTTTAATCTTGAATTCTTGGCTAACAATGTCGGCCCCGCCTGCTATTTTTAAATGTATCCGCATTAGGGCTAAAGGAGTTGATGATTTTAACCAGGCACCCCCGCACTTTGTGCCGTTCCAGTTGTCGGGCGATGGCGTGGCGTGCTCTGTCCAGTCAAACTGGGCAGCATATGCCACATTCATTACCGCCTCATCTTTGAGCCCGTGCGGCCCTTCTACTGTCTTGGGCGATGTTCTAGTGGCTCCAGAGTCCGACCACGCACCGTCCGAATGCATATTCAGCGTGCGGCCAAAGTTGTTTGTCATTACTCCCGATGAGCGAGTGGGTGCGAGTATGTCCCTACCATCAATGATGTTTCCATAGATAGAGTTAACCTTGCTGTTTAGTGATCTGCCTTGATAGGCTCGCACTGTTATTTCTTGGCCGGCAGGAAATGTGGGGTTAGGAGTGCTGTTTTTATTCCTGACATTGTCTGCATCCGTTCCTACATCCAGCCGAACCAGTCTTTCAACGTCGAATTCGACATCAGAACAGAACTCAGTCTTGGCGTCCAGCACTGCGCCATCTATGTATATTTGCTCAGATATTACGCTAGCGGTTCCTGTAACGCGGACATCATAGCTATCAGGAGAGCCGGGGGCATTTAGTGAGTGGTGGTTTTCAGATAAGAAATTCAACGTCTTAACTCGGCGGCATCTGTCTAGCTCTAACCCTGTACCGAAACCATAGATTGTCGGATCGGAGATGGGGCCGCCTGCGTTTGATACTCCGTTATATCCGTTAGACTGTACGACCGAGTTAATCAGAGTCAGCTCTTTAATGAAGGTTGCTTGTATGCCCCTTCCGCTCCTGCCTCCGTCTGAACGACCCCATGCTAGATGAGAAGTGACATTCTCTAAGGTGATCGCATACACCCTTGTGGCCGTAGAAGGGGTAAACTCAAGCTCTAAATTGATGTCATTATCCCTAAGCGTGCTGTTGCTGAGTTTTGTAGATATCGAGTCTGGAGCCCCGGAGTCTGTCTTGTGAACCTTAATCCCAGACTGATACCATCTAGGCTCGATATTATCCATCTCAATACGTTGAATGTTCAGTAATTCAATGCCGACTAGAGAGTTAATAGCCTGCCCGGTGTTATTGTTGCCGATGGGGTGGAATCCTTTCAGCGTCACTTTTAAGCAATTCTCAAATTTAAAGCAGCCGTTGACATCTGTGGTTGTAAGGAAGTTATTGAAGCCGGTAATTTCTACCTCTGTTCTTGTCGTGGAGACTCTTGTGGCTAGGTCGTAATCAACTCCCTGAGTCATATCTATCTTTGCAAAAGCATTTACGGCAGCCTGGAAAGCTGCAGAGTTTACAGCCCCAGATTGCGCGCTTCCGGCACCATACTGGTCGACAAGCACTATCCCTTCTTCTGGTGCAAGGAGCGCCACATTTCCATTAGTTAGCGTGTGATCGCCTAGCTCATCGACAGTGCCTGTACCACGAACAATATCGTGCTGTGCCTTAGTGACAATCTGGTACGTCGCTCTGCCAGATGGGCCGCCCACTGTTGCCTCCCATCCCGCATGATATGAGATAGTGGTAGCGGTGGAATCAAGTGGTGCCTGACTTGAGACCAAGGCGGCTACGGAGTCATACTCTACATTTGTAAAGTTAGATATGACGGTATTAAGAGTGGCGTTCGGGTCGGCGTTGATATCATTCGCAATCTGAATGGCATTAGTCGTATCGTTCGCGTCAGCATCTGCAGCAGTCGGAAATAGCCACCCATCATAGGCACCATCTACCCACGGAATAAATATTACATCACCGGCTGTTTTAATAAATCCAACAGGGATTGTGCCTCCACTGGAAATCTCAGCTTTGGCTAATGTTGTCGCACCCGTCGAGTCTGTAGCCATACTTAATGGCGTAGGTGTTCCCTGTTGAAAGAATTTCAGGAAGAAGCCACCAAAATTCTCATATTGCTGGCTTTTATATGCTGTCGGGGCTAATGCCATTTTATTGTTCCTCTTGTGCGGGCTCTGTAGCTTCTATGTCATTAATCAACTGCGTTAATGCTCTTCCGGCTTCTGGGCTTTTCGGGCTAAACCTTCTAAGCGCCTTCATTTCTGCCTTCCATGTCGGGTCAAATAGAGCCTTGGACATATTTGTAACGGCCCTATTGAATTGGGCGTCTTCGCCAGTTGATACTAAAGTATCTATTGGCTTTCTAAACATATTTCTGAAGGCGTTGAATATACCGCCTCTCAACTCCCTCTTAATTTCTTCTCTTCCTGCAGTTGGAGACCCCGGCGCCCTGCCTATAGAAGCCCGGCTTAATGCCGTACGTAGATATTTTAAATTCTTTTTACCTTCATCATCTAGGGCCCCTATTAATACTTTTGTGCTTTTATCATTTGGGAACAGCGCCCTAAATAACTGACCTGGAAGATTCTCGACTGTTCCTGGCTCAGCTATTGACTTGACGGCACCGAGCCTCTTCTCAAACTCAACTCTAATTATCTCATCCCAAGCCGATGGATTAACATCTGTAATGGCTCTTTTTGCTTGAGCCAGAACCGCAGGATTTGTTTCACCCGCATCAAATAATTTTGTAGAAACCTGCTTAAGTTGAATGTCATCAAGATTTGCTATTTTGCCAACAATGGAGTCTTGTATTTTTGTAACCTCTGGCGTCAGTCTAATAAACTCATCTCTAGCGGCTCTATATGAAGGGCTTTGATCAACAAGCGCGTCAGTCAGGTCATTCTTAACATCAGTCAAGAATCGCTTAGTTGTATTGCCAACAGAGTCTGCTCCAAAAGTATTGATAGTCTGGTCCAACTCAGTTTTAGCCAAATGAAGTTTTTGTAAATTACCATCAGCACTCTGTAACTTATCTAATGCAGAGCTAAGATTTTTTGATATCTGGCCTTTTGGATCAAACTGACGTGACATTTGGAACACTTTTGTTTCCAGGGCAGACGTATCTATCAGGTCAAGCTGACCTTTTCTCTGGCGACGAAATGCCTGCTTATAGATTGGCGATGAAGCCTCACTTCTAGCCCTCTTTGTGGCGGCAATAGCAGTTTGCGCGGCAGTTCTAACCTTTTCCGCACCAGTTACCACGGCGGCATCTGGCGCTATCTGCCCAATAAATGTCTCCACAGCATCACCTGCAGCCTTATTCTGAGCTGTAAGCCCTTTAACTGCTGCCAGCGTGCCTGAAGGAAGCTGAGCAACAAAAGCTTGTTTCTCAAGCTGTGCAGGTATTGCCGTTTGCTGTGCTTGAAACAACGGAATCCCTGTTGCCTCACTAGCAGCCCTTGCGGCGCTAACGTTTCCGGCCAGCTGGCTTAACTGATCCCTGGAAGCACCAACTCTTGCGGCCTCTCTTCCTGCCCTAAACGACTGAACAGCAGGCACTACGGCCTCTGCAAGTCCGCCAGTAACAGCTGCAATGCCAGTGCTTAATGGGTCACGTTCCTCACGACCAAGCGCAACGCCTACTTCTTGTAGCGCCTGCTCAGTAGTGCCAGCTGCTGCTGCGCCAAAACCAACCTTTTGCAACACGCTTTTACCAAAACTCGCAATTCTTGCAGCAGGTATAAACGACAGGGCTTGAGCCGTAGCCGTTGTTAGATCCTGAGGAGAGAAGCCCGGCCTATTTAACACAGACCTGCGCGTTCCGCCGTCCTCTGTAGGAACCTCGATAATAGTCGATCCGTCTGGCGTGGTTTCAAATACGGCCTCGGGAACTTGTGAAAGGATAATATCCTGCTGGGCTTTTGGGTCGAATGTAGACAAGAATCCTGCTGCTATTTTTAATCCTTTTTCGACCTCTGAAAAATCACCTTGAATGATTTCTTCTAAGTTTGGGATTCTTCCAGCTTCTGGAGTAACGCCAAATTCAGGAAGAGTTCCAAGCTCTGGGGTGGCTGCTATACGCTCTGCTCCCGTGAAGATATCTCCAAAACCTGTTCCTGGTGGCTGAGCTTGAGCGGGCTGCTGTAAAGACTGCTGAGCAGGTGTAGCACCACCAACAGACTCAGGGATAACTAGTGATTGGGCCCTTACCTCTACAGGCTGAACATTTTGAGCAGGCTGCTGGACATCAGCTGTACCGCCTACTGATTTAGGTATGACAAGCGCCATTATCGAGCCCCTTTATCTGCGATACGCCAAGCCTCTAGTATCTCCTGCTTAGATGCCTGTGGATTGGCGTTCCTTACGTCTTGTTCAAACTTATAGAAGAATACCGGTAAGCCTTGAGGCGTGCGCAAATTCGATGAAACCATTGGTGTCTTTCGCTTAAAGTCAGACCAAGCCTTATTAGCACCCTTCAGTGTTTCTTTGTCTTCCAAGAATGTATTGAAGAAATCTGCTTTCTCTATTTTCCGTCCGGAAAATGCGCGAGATGAATCAATGATGAACTGGTTGCCCTGCTGAGAGTTACCCAGATTAGCAATAGTCTCTCTAATAGTCTCTTCATCCTTGTCTGTCTGCGGGCCTTTTTGTGTCGCCTTGATAGATAATACAAGCTTCTTGGCCTCAGCATTAAACGCTTCACCGGCTGCAACATTGGCTAAGGCCGACGTATCTAATCCGAACGCCCGGCCAAATGCGGCCACGCCCTGTTTAGCTGGCTCTAGCGCACCTGTATTTACATCAATGTTTTCAAGAACATCTAGGGACTGAATAGTATCAATCGCCGCATTAGCTTCTTCTTGGATAGTCCCAAGCTCTCTAGCCCTGAGCTTGGCAAGTGCCTTCTGCTCTTCTCCCAATCCTGTTCCGATGGTCACAGTTGTTCCGGATGGCTTGCGGATACTGGCTAGAAGCTCCTGTTGAAACTCAGGCGTCCCTGGCGTCAAACCGGAAGCAATAAGATTCTGTTGGATAGCAGTAGGCTGAGACGGCGCTTCCAGCACCCCAAATTGCTGCCCTAGCGCGGTTGCCTGCTGTGAAATCTGGTCAATCTGAGTCAGCTTGTCCTGCTCTGAGATATCAGGATTATCAATCAGCTCTAACAACTCCTGAGAGTCATTAGACGGAACGCCCTGATTGGGTAGGTCTTGAGCTATACGCTGAACTGTCTTCGCTCTAATAGAGGCTAAATTGCCTGCCTTTACGTCATTGGCAATCTCAGAGCCAAACAAGGCAATGGAGCGTACGCGGTTAAGTTGCTGGCTCTCAGTAACACCGGCCTCTGCTTGGCCAGCTTGAGCCTCTAGAAGCCTGTTCTGGAATGGAGCCTGCTGAGCTTGCTGAGATATCTGCTGGCCTCTCTGGACATTAAGCAGGGCGCTGCCAAATGCGCGACCAACATCAACTGGCGCGCGACCGGCAAGGGCTATTCTCGGATCAATTGCCATTTACAGCTCCCCGTATTTAACTTTGTAGAAGCCACTTTGATTCATAATTACAGCTTCAGGATTATCGACCATAACCTCTTGAGCAATAACGCCATTATCAGCGCCGAACAAGCCAAAAATCTCACCGGCTAACTTGTTCCAATCCCATGAATACCAGTTATTACCGTCCTTTGTACCTTCAAGTTTAATGTTCTCTTTTAGGCGCTCATCAGAAGGAAGGAAGGGGGCAAGGGCTTGCACCCCACTAATTAGTCCTGGCGCTCCTGCAACCGCTCCACCTATACCGCCAGCTAGGCCTATTGTCTGCTCGAATCCTGCAGCCTTACCGCCACCCCTTGCAATTTGTCCCGCCGCCGTAGCTGCTCCGATATCAGTTTGCAGGCCGCCAATTCTAGCCGCCTGACCTGTTTCTATGTTTGCCTGAGATGTTGCGACTCCTGTACCAAGATCAAGGAGAGCGGTTACATCTTGCCTCTGTCGATCAATCAATGGCTGAGCAGAAAGAAGAACATTACTAGATAGCTGCTGTAACGTATCGCCCGCACTTAATCGGCCCCTTGCCGTTGCTGACTGCTGTGTTTGTACGTTAGCATTCTCTAATGCCAGCTGAAATAAGGGATTCTGCTGAAGAAAATCAAACTGCGCTTGAGGATCAGCTAAGAACTGGGATGCTTCAACGCCTCGTTCAGCTGCGCCTGCGAATGGCTGAAAGAATCCTTGCGCCCTAGCTCTTGCCTCTTCTTGGGTCTCGATAGCGGCTTGGCCTGCTTCTGCCTGAGTTGAAGCAGCACCCCTAGCGGCTCTTGTCTGATCCGAAACGCCGGTTAACTTTCTTACAAAGCCCATTCTTCAGCCTCCAAAGCAAGACGATGAATGCCATCATCAATACCTTTGTCTTTCATGAATTTTAACGCAAATCCGTACACATTGCCGTATTTTACAGGTATATTGGCTACAATTCTATTAGCGCCAATTTCCTCAAAGCCATACCTGAATGCCTCTGATGCTGCTTCCAGCGCCTTAGCTCTATAATCCTGAACAACATTGACGTGCATCTCCCAATCATCACCATCCGGATGCAATATGCATAATACACCCTCATCGAATAAATAGTGGTAATCACCCATTGGGGGGTTAAATTCGTCTATATTATCGTCATCGTCTGCAATATTCGGCCATATATCAGGATGCTTTAGCACTGAGTTGATCTTATCAATGTCAACAGTGCGCCCTATCATTGCTCTCTGCCTGTTGCGTAGAAGCTTAATGAATTAGCGGTGTTGTTTTCTGCTCGAATTGTACCGCCTGGAGGGACAACCTGATTAACAATAGACGCGCCTGAATCAAATCTATCTCTGATCACTATCTTAAAGGGGATAATGGCGTCGACAGCGCTTCCAGAGGAATCGAAGATATATGCCTTATAAGATGCGTTTATTCCTGAGTTATTACTTACCGTAAATGCCGTGATAATCGTACCAGCGCCTCCTGAAGGCGATGTATACAGCGCTGTTATCGTGTTTGATGAAGATATCTTAGCGTTATTTATAATCGGCGTATCGGCCATCCTATCCCCCTATAACTTCTAAGCTGGTGACAGAGGCGATAATATCGGACGTTCCTGTATTATTGGCAAATATAGCCCTGATATCGTCATTAGTCACCATGGGAGCCAAAGCCCCGAATGGTACGGTTGTAGGCGTTGCGTTTTGTGTGACCGCCCTGGACTTTACAATGCCAGGCCCAGATATCCAATTTTTAGCAAATTGAACTTCTATTTCATCAGCACCACCACCAACTTTCTCAACGGTTGCTCGGCCGGTAAGCTGTACTTCTATATCTTCCTCGCCAATGTAAGTAATAACTCCGTCCGTTCCGACCGTGAATCTGTCAGAAATATCTGATGCCCAAGAAACACCACCAGCACTAGGAACGCCTATTTCAACAAATGTTGATGAGGCAGATATAGTAATTGTTTCTGAGCCGCCAGTTAAAAACGCATCGGCTGCATTACGACTATTCATCGTTCCGGTGACTTGAGAAAAGAACCATCTTATGTCTTGTTCATCTATACCAGATAACGGGGTAATTGCACCGGCTGCAAGATCAGTTGTATCTACAAGTGCGCGCTCACCTGAATTAATGTTACCGCTTGCAGCCAGCCCCTTCAAAGCAATCGCGCCAGATGGCCCCGCTATAGTGCTGTCGATCAGCCTGAACAGATCGAATGTGGCCGTGCCAAGATCCAGACCGACAAATGACGCGCTAGACCCTACAAGCGTGCCGGTGGTATATAAGAACCCTTGTGAGGAGCCAAAGAATTGTAGACCTTGGCCGGTAATACTAGTAAAAGATGATGAGTTCCAGAACAATCCAGCATTGGTAAACGAACCCATATCTTTAGCGTTAGTGCAAGTCGAGTTACGCATCACCATAAAGTTGGTGCCGGTTTGAGCGAACACTGTGCCATTAGGACAATCAAACGCCAGGTTAAACATATTCCACCCTGCGGCGGAGGTAAACATAACCCCTGTTCCAGTATAGGTGAGAGCAAGAATAGCCTGACCAGCCCCTTCTACAGCTACGCTATCCTCCACTATAATTGATTTAGATGTGGATACAGGAGCGCCAAAATAATACCTGTTACCCGACTCCCATGTAATAGTAGTTGCATCCTGAACAGGGAAATCAGCCTCTTCATTAATCACTACAATGTTATTGGCAAGCCCGGCATACAGCTCTGTGAAGTTATCTTGAGAGTTGCTGAATAGCGTTCTAAGCGGATCACCTGTTCCGTCATTCGCCACAGTGCCGATATTTAATGTCTTTTGCGCCATTATACTTCCTCTAAATCGCCGTATATCAGCGTAGTGTCGCCGGTAAAGCCAGTCGTATCACCCGTTAAGAAATCACCAGAGCCTATCTGCTCACGAACTGCATTAATCTGAGCCTGCGAACCTGGAACAAACTGAAGACCATCGGCAACCAAATCTTCACCACCGCCTGTTCTTTGCCACAACTGGAATATAATAAATTCTATTTGCTGAAAATAGGGGCGAGTCGCTGGATCGTCGAAAAACTTCTTCGGTATCTGTATGTGCGGTGGCGGGTTAACTCTGCTCATCGGCCAGCCAGCCGCAAATCAATAGCGCCTGATAATATCGTGTAATGCACTGGATCACTGGTAGTTATACGAATAATCAAATCATAAAAAGACTTTAGGCTAAACCATTCCGCCCTTACGTTGGTCTCTCCCAATCTGCCAATACGCATCCATGTACCCGCATCAAACGATTTCCCGCCATCATAAGATGCCTCTATCATAATCTTAGGGTCTTCACCCTGGCCGGATATTAAGCCCACGCCGGCTTCTAGTATCAGCTCAAAGCGCGACATCTGGATACGCTTACCAGGAGCGCCAACCATTCCGCCATGAATTGAAGACATCACCCTTGTTCTGTGGATCTCTGTTCCATTGTTATCAAAGGCGTCTAAATCAAGCTCGTATAGTCGGCCATTCAGCTCATCAGAGATTAAGTGTTTTCCATATATAAACGTGTGCGAAGTAGCGTTATATTTACCGCCATTCCTGTCAGCAGAAACCTCAAACCAGCCATCATCTCCTAACTCTTCATTAACCACCCAAGTCTTATTTTCAGTTGGAAAGGTTATCTGATAGAAGTTCTGACCTTCTAATGTGTAGGTATAAGCAACCGCATCATCGACAAAATCATAGTTCTCAATAGCATGAGATATAGCCTTGCTTGATATTCTGCGAGGCGTACCGCCAGAGGCTTGATAAATCTGTCTATCATCACCAAGCCAATACATAAAGTTGTCATTGTGATCAACAGAGTGAATAGCAGCCAACCCAATACTCATCATCTGGGTATCAATGCGGTCAAACGGAGGTGCCCCTGTGCCTGAGTTATACCATGGTTCTATGGTTAACTCTCCGAACATATAGACAATCTGGTCAAAAACATAGGCTCTGATTAAGTCATCTGGCTGCGACTCCGCTTGAGCTGCATTCAATCCACTAGCGCTAGCGCCATTATTAACATCAGAGATAATGAACAAATTAGACTTTGTATAGATAAATTGGCTGTTTAAAAAATCAACAGCAATTGAGCCTGCAATATCAGGGTCAGTAACCGTTGATATCACTTTAGACAGTCGATTATATTGCTGAACATTTCCGTCATTAACAATAAAAAGATTCTCGCCATCGTCAGCAAAAATGCAGCGCCTAGATCCTACGATAAACCCCCTGTCAGTATGGACGCCCACACTGCTGACCTCGAAAAGCTTGGAGCCAGCAACACGATACAGGATATTATCCATTCTATGCTGGCCTCTATCGGCCCCCGTCACTGAACCAAACAGAGTCTGACCAGGATACGAATGAAGGACTAGCGGGGATTTACCGCTTGGGTCAAACTCTTGATAAAAGTTAATCGTCGCCTGAGACGATAATGGGCGCGACCTGCTCTGATAAGAGGGGCCAGATACATTAATGGGCAGGGTCTGAAAAGGCATTAAGGTGTGGCCCCTTCTATCCGCATGGCTGGAGCCGGGCCATACCGGCCCTGCTTATCCTTTTTGTTTGCGCCTCTAATGGCATTGATAAACCTGCCGTAATACTTCAGCGCCTTCTGATCCTCTTCGGCAAACTCATTCAACGCCCACAGAGCGCCAAATAGGTAAATATTAGGGTGATCAGTTAATACTGCATTAGTCTGGTTTAATGTTGATAGTGGTGTAGGGATGGCCATATATTGGAATATAACGGTATAAGCCGCATCTGGTACGCGGTCAAACTCTATCTGATCGGTAACAGTAAAGAATTGGGGTAGTCCTGATGTGTCGTGAACAATCATCTGCTCAGGCGCTCTATAACGTAGATTAGAGCCGCTGTTGTTAATCTCTAGCCTAATACTCCTCATGGACTGGTAGCCCGCAGGCAGCGCTAGAAACTTGCCTGAAGTCGTCGCAGTGGCATCTCTCAGCTCTTGCCCGCGAATCTTCAGTACTTCTTCGGTGTTTGAGTACATCTCTGTTTCTGCAAGATCAATAAAATCATCAATCTCTTGGTCAATATCATCACGATGCGACCAATTTATAATTTGGAGCTTCAGGTTATCAAACGTATCAAGAGCCATTACATTCTGCCCTCTTTGGTTCTCAATTTATAGAAATCTGAGCTATTCAATTTAGCAACTAACCAATTCCGGTTACGTCGCGCACCTGGATCATCCCCCAACTCCTTCCACCATGTATGCCACACAATAGGAGGAATACTAGCCACCTCATGCATCTCACCCTTCCAGCCGCTTTGAGACATAGACCTAGCCTGAGCATTTTGGCTCAGAAAAGGGTCTATATCTTGAGTCGTCTGGATAGTGTAAGTGCCATCACCATTACCATGATAAACCTGAGTTAAGCCGGTATACGAGTCATGATCCAAGATGCGCTTCATATTATCTCCGAATAACGAGCGTACCAAAGGCTTCAGCGGTCACGGTAGACCCGCCATCCGTCTCAATCTCTATAGCATCGCCTACCCGCACAGCATTATTACTAGTAGGAAACGAGGCATCTACATCACCCAATGCAGCGCCTGTAAAGGCAACGGTAATTGCGCCATTTGTCATAGCAGTACCATTAACCTTTGGCGTTAATACAGCGTCAGCCGTAGTGATTACACCATTCAGAGCCGTGCGGATTTCAATCACCGTGCCATCAAATCCAATCGGAATAGGAACGAAAATCTGGCCAGCCGTTGAAATATCAGCAATGTAAAAGTTTAACGTGGTGTTCAATAAATCGGGCGCACTCATGCGTCACCTCCTTCAATAGCCTGGTCACCGGCACTATCTACAATAATAACAGGCTCATCTCCAGGGACATACTCAGGACGCTGAACCGCACCGATACGGACATAATGCTCCATCTCCTTACCGGTTAGTTTAGCAGTCTCACCCTTCTTGATCTTGCCGTCCGCTTTTGTGCAGATATTGCGCAGTACTAAGGCTTCAATTTTTTTAGCCATTACAGCCTCCGGAAAAGGGGCCGAAGCCCCATTGGTTAGCTGATAGTCAGGTCAAATACACCGCCAGAAGCAGCTTCATTACGCGCTTCCAGTGTGTATTCAGACAGAAGCTGAACGCGGTCAGAATCGCCAGTCTTGGCAAGTGGGGTCTGCATGAACTCTCGCAGGGTAGCCATTGCCCACATATCCATGTCAAGCACTAGGGCGGACTCAGGACGCGAGAAGCGGTTGGTCTGAACCTGCAGCTCACCGAAATCACTAACGTAAATCTTGATCGCAGTGTTCAGAGTCTGATCTTTTGAATCAGTGTTGCGTGTCGCATTACCTGAGAAGGCCGACATGGCTTGCTTATTGAATGACCCAACCATGATCATATTAGGATCACCGCCTTGATCAAAGCAGTCGGCCAGTACATCTTTCAGATCAGATTCAGCAAAGGCTCGCAATGTACCATCAGTACGAGCATCTGTACCATCACCCGTAGGAGACGCACCGGTTGCACCAAAATTATCATTGGTCGCAATCCATGCTTCGATACCTGCAAGCTCACGCGCCACAGAATCGGAGCCGGTCACAGCCGCATTGTTAGCCAGCAGTGAGCTCTCCATATCACGCTTGAGAGCCTTGCCCGCCTTCAGAATCTGATAATCAAACTCATCACCACGACCTGCCGAATCAACAACACGCTGTGAGCCGGTCACGCGAGGCACCTTATCGCTAATTTGTACGCGGTTGCCCAGTCGAACACTGGGTGTTGAGGCGGTTGTAGTCGCATCATCACCTTCAATTACAGCGTTTGTGGCGCTCGCTGTATCCAGGGCATCAGTTTGCCATTCATGCAGTGTTGCGGTCGCAGGAGTGCGCGCAATACTCGACATAAACGGCGTTTCGGTGGGAGAGATGTCATAAATCACATCACTCAAGTCTTCACGGTTGCCAATCGCGTCAAAGGTTGAAAATGTATCTGCTGGTTGTGCCATTGTCTTATACCTTATTTAGATTGTTGACGTTTCAGTTTCATTACGACCTGGGCGTCTTCAATCTTACCTGTTCGTTTAAACTTTGCCTGGGCATCGCCTATCTGTTTGGCAAGATTAGTCGCTGTGGCCTTTTTACCCTTGATAACTACAGGAGCTTTCTTCACCTTCTTGGTGATAGCGGCCTCTGTGGACTTACGAGCATGGAACTTAGCGGCATCCAAAAGCGTTAACATGTGCTTATGATTAATGATGTCGTTGAATTCCTCATTACTCCATTTATTGTCAGTAAGGTAGGTTTGCAGCATGACCATATCCGCCTCTTTCTTCACCGGATCACTCCAGTGAGGTAAGGCGTCAAACAACTTAGCCTGCTCAGCAGATGCCTTCTCATTGCGCTGAGACTGTAGCAACTCGCTACGTTTTGCCTTAGCTGCATCAAGCTTGCCCTGCTTACCTTCCTTCTTTTCCTTAAGCTTTAAGTACTCTCCAGTATCAAGTTCACGCAATTCGTCCCAGTCAACGCCCTCAAACTCGCCATCAAGCATCTCTGTTACTAAGTCGATGTGTGATTGCAGGTTATCTAGCATCTCTTGCTGCTTCTCGGTCTGGGCTTGTACACCCTTACGGTCCTCAGCTAACTTCTGGGTCTTTTGCGTATAGTCAGCATCCTTCATTTGTCCCTTTTCAAGCTCATCAAGCTGCTTGAGGGTAATCTGGCGACCGCCAATCTCATACACAAGATCATCGCCACTGGATTCCTCTGCAGCCTCATCACCTTCTAAGGTTTCAGCTAACTCTTCGGTATTCGATAGCTCATCATCCGTCTGATCTTCATCGTTCTGAATATCGTCAGTCTGCAATTCACTATCTACGTCCGGTGTCTCAACTGAGACATCAACAGCCCCCGCTTCCTCTGGTTGGCCTTCCGGCTCCGTTGGTGTGCGGAGGTTTTTGATTCTTTCTAACAATTCTGTCTGGGTGGCTTCGGCGCCCATGGTATATCCTTAGTGCTTCTGCATCTCTAGTGTCTTTTCACCCAGCTTGCCGGTAGTCATAACGGCGTTAAGCTGATCCTCGAATTTATCCATGATCTTCATTTGACGCCATATCTCATCACGCGCCTCTGATTCATCATGCTTGGTTTTCTGGAAGGCTTCCATCATTTGCCCTCGCATAATCACCATCGCCTCTCGAAAGATCGAGTTGTTCAGCACTGTCTGCGCTTCCCGCCCCCTTGCTACCTCTTCCTCTGGTGCCATCGACTGCCCCTTTTATAAATAGTTTATCCCAATTGTCGCTAAATTGCTTATAGTTTACAGCTATCGGTCGTCGTGCGCTTCCTTTGCTCATACCACTGAGCCTGGAACATCTTGGCCGCTGCCTACCTCTAGCTTGGTAAGCTCTGTCGCTGTCTTCATGTCAGCTTGGCGTGCATCCTCCCTAAGCTGGGCTATCTCTAGCTGCATGTTCTCATTAAATTGCCGTTGTTGCTCTAGGGCTTTTGCTATATCAGCTTGCTGCTGTCCCTGTGCCTTAATAAGACTCGCCTGGGCCTTGATCTGCTCAGCCTCAGCCAATGGATTAGATTGTGCCTGCTGCTGCAATATCTGCAGGTTCTGCTTCAGAATCTCATTCTCTCGCTGCAGCAGCTCTTCAGGCTGTTCAGGATCGTTAAAGAATTCGTCGACCCGGGATAAACCTAGCCCCTTAACAATGCGTGATAGGGTGTTGAACAGCTTAGGCTCATCAACCAACGACGACCCGGTTTGTTGTAACTGCTGCTGAACACCTAGCAGGATAGACATTGAATCTACCAGCTTATCGTTATCGCCAGCACCTAGACCCACATTAGATTCAACATGGTGGTCATACTTCCAGCCAGAAGGATTAACAGTCATCGCCTTGCCGAGCACACGGAACTCTGTCTCTGTATCCTGGAATCGACTAACGAGCCATGCCAGCCCTTCATAGAGTTTGCGGAATCCTGTCTCTGCGATAACCCTGGCCACTAGCTCGATTTTAGCCGTGCCCTCAGCATTCATTCCATCAAAGCGTGTAGCTGTCTCGCCATTCAATGAATCACTATTCAAACCCTGAGACGCCATTAATGTGCCTGTGGATTGAGCGCGAGCAAAGTCTAGGTATTGAATAATCTGGAGAGATTTGTCACCCACATACTGAGTGGTCAGCGGGAATACTGCAGTCTGTACGTCACCCTCAGTCCTGACAATACCGTTAGGCCGAACAGTTAGCATGTCATCAAGGTTTACCTTGTCACTCACCACGTTGCGGGCATTGTTAACAAAGTAGAGGTTGTCAAGAGTTTGACGCAGCACTACTGTCTTAACGCGCTGGTTGGATTGAGTGAGCTCTGCCCTGGAACGACCGATAGCTTTGTGTGGCATCAATAGCGAGCTGATCATGGCATAAGGTACATGATCAAATTGCTCGTTAACCAAGATGTGATTGCCTGACTTAATGATATGCCGGCGCTCAGCAATACCATCACCATCAAAGTCTACCTTGATAGACATATCAATGATCTCTACTTCTTGAGATGCCCAATCACCGATATTCTCGTCGAAGTCACCGCCCTCATCACGAAAGCGTATCTGCTTCAGGGTGGACTGATTAAGCCTCTCAGTCTCAAAGGTTGGCAACATGCTGATTAGATCACGCTCAAATCCCTCAGATACTAGGTCGCCTCTAGTCTTGAGCATCCTGTCACCCACTATTTCAGCATCTTCTAAGCTGGATGAGTTGCGGGTGATCAAGAAAGATTCAGTGGGTACGTTTACGATACAGACTTTCTGGGTGCCTTTAGTGACGCGGAACTCAATATCGAAGGTGTTTGGCGTATCAGCATCGGTCTCAATCTCTGACTGACCAGTGATCTCTACCTTAGACACGTCCTCGCCGCGCAAAGACTCCATGATATCCTGAAGCTCTAGCGGATCAACGCCTTTATATTTAACCTCTTCCGTCTCTCGCTTGTCGTCAATGAAGTACTTAACAACGCCCATCTTTTGTATCTCGGCATCCTTCAGCCAGCCATGAATGGTAGCGAATGACTCCGGCTGATTGCGTACCAGCCAATTGATATACTTGGTCTTGTCCTCAGCCTCTTGAATCTCATCCTCATTCTCGGTGTTTGACTGAAAGCTAACAACATTACCTGAACCAAGGAATACCCTGGCCAGGCTGGGCATATCTGATTCAACCACATCTGCAATGTCAGTAGAGACCACACTCGATCGACCCTCTACCTCATCACCGTAAGGCTCTGCCAAGTACTCTTTCAGCAACCGCTCATTGTCAGCCATGAACTCGCCGTTAAATGCCACAGCATCCGACTCAGCTTCATTAATGAGGGCTACTAATCGGTTCTCGCTCATCTCTGCCATTAAGCTATGCTCATCTTTTGGTAGTCAAGTTTGCCCCAGCTCTTCTTAACTGGCGGCTGAAATATGTTCATCATCATAGAGTCCCACATGTTCGGGGATTCGATGCCTAATGACTTCATCTCTTGCTTAGTCATTATCTGGATAAGCCCTGTGTTATTCTTCTTTCTTGGTATTCTGCAAACCTCCGACCTCAGCCTATCAATAGACTCAATACCATCTGAATCCAGGCTAATCATATCCGCAGGGTCTACATAATCACCCCTAACAACACAGCGATATGTATTATAAAACAAGTCAGCCATTCTAATCGAATACTGAGAGCGGTTATTTTTGAACGTCTCAGCATAGGTTTTGGGCTTATCTGCTAGCTTATCGTCGCCATCTGTCGGTAAGTATACATCATCTGCATTATCTTGGCCTATTCCAGACAATGACCCTCTGAACATATGGGTTTGCACTTTCTTGCCACTAAACGCATCAGATACTTGGCGCTTTAACCCTGCCCCCATTCCATCACCATCCCAGATAAACCAGTCGGCACTATCGCGGATAGCCATATCGGTAGCCCAATCACAGCCTTCATCTATCTCGCCATCAGTCTTCTCTAGCACCTTCAAGAATACCGAGCCATGCCGCAAAGCATAGCCTTTTGGATCGTTACCTGTATCAGAGGGGTCGTGTGATGCCATGATGGCACCGAGCGGCTTAAACACTGTCTTCAGTCTGTCTAGCTTATGAGCATCAATAGCGGCGTCAAACCACTCGGGCTTGATAATAGAGTTCTCTACCTCATCCAAGTATTTACCATGCCACTTGTGGTCGTAGGCTGCTTTGGATAGCTTCTTTTCATCATCAAGCCGCTCCTCCTCAAGCCCTGACGCGACAAACCATTCTTTAGGCATGTCGGTATAGTTCATTTGAACAACCATAATTAGGTCGTCTTCATAGTACCCGCAGCGCTGCAAGTCCCTCTCTGCCCGCTCTAGCCACTTCTGAGCAACAGCCCCAGTCCTTGCGCCCCTGTTCATAGTGATGATGATTTCAGGCATTTTTACATCTTCGCCAGCTATCAATCTCTGAGAGTCTTTAGCGTTCAGTCGAACAGATGCGGTCAACACCCTGAGTGTGTTGTCTGATATATCCTCGCCTTCCTCAATCCATAGCCCGTCAATACCTGACAGTGTGGATTTAAGCGAGGTAATGTTTCTGGCTAGACCTCGGTAGAATGTACGGCCGCCCGTAGGAAGGTGAGTAATTGAGGTTTTGGTATCTTCAAAGCCGCCAATCTCTAGCCGACTGATTTCATCCAGGATAGTACGGTGTACTGACTCCTCAATGCTGTTCTGGTTCTCGCGAGCGCAACACCATAGCTCGCCTGTCGTTAGCTTGGCCGCAACGTAATCAGCGACACCGGTACTCTTAGTGCTGCCTCTACCGCCAACAATGATCTTAATCCGCTTGGGCTTGATGAATATGGGATAGAGGTTTTTTACATACTCTATTTTGATTCTATTTCCCATCTGAACCTACAGGGATGAATTCAAATACTGAGTCTGTTTGAACGGGGCCACCACCAGGCGCTGACAGCGTGTTGTCGACCTTATCGCTGTAGCCATGGTTAGCTAAGGCAAGCTTAACTATCGTTGGATTGAACTCATTTGCTAACCCCTTATGTACCAAAGAAAGCTCTTGCATTTCATTACATTGAGCTAACGTGTCAGAAATATCCCCTCTTCCATCCTTGCCCCAGAGGTAAAGTGTTGATTTTGCTACACCTATTGCAACAGACATCCCCACTATGCTTGGTAGGGGGTGGCCATACTCATCACTGTAATTAACCAAGTAATCCCTGGCTGCATCATTCAGCGCCCTAGTGTACTTAGTCGGTCGGCCTGCCATCTTACTACCCCTAGAGCATTTACCTAGCTCTGTTACTTACGTTTCTTGGTTGATTTGGACTTATTGGACTTACGAGAGCTCTTATTAGTGGCTGCCCGCTGGCCGCGCTTAGGCTTTGTTTTATGAACCATATTAACCTCTATTAATTACTGCAATAGCTCTACCGACAATTTCAATACTTGTCGACCCGTCAGCGCCTGTGACTTCAAACTCTGATCTTAGCACATGGCTTTCGTATACCTCGGCAATAGTTGTAGCCGTCCTTGCAGCAGCACCCCTGCCGACAGAGTTGGTCGTATAGTGCGTTAGTGTGCCTGTGGAGAATGTACCCTGTACGCTGATCTCGCTAGGGCCTGCAAAATACATGGTTCCTGTAGTTGTGCCGCTAGTTAGAGTTAATCTTTGTTCGCCATTAGCCATATTCTTATCCTGTTAGGTTTGATGTTAGTGGGCGGGTTAGGCTGGAGGTTAGAGGGCTTGTTAAGGCTGGGCCTAGGAATGAGTAATCAACGAACATAACGTGTTGCTTGTCGCCAGCGTTGCCCCATGTAGCGCCTGTTAATCCATCTGTTGATCTTGCCGCCCTTGGTATTTCTGTCCATGTCGCAGCCGTATTAGCAATGTTAAATGACGCAGCGCCCGATGAATGGGCTACGACTACCGGAGTTATCGATGAAGGGACTGATATTAAATGATTTATATTTAAAATATGCTCAGCTTCTGTCATGCCGGCAGGAATCGGTAAAACAAACTCGCCTAAACTGGGGCCTGTAGGTCGTATTTGTAATGGGCTTCCCACTTCGGCACTGTCATATACCCTAATTGTGACCTCGGCAGCAGTTACTCCGCTTGCGCTAGCACCCCTAATTGTAATTTTATTAAGGAAAATGTCTTGGGTTTCTTCAGGAAATAGAAGATTATTCTCGCCTATATTAGCAACATTATTAGTCGTACCCGTCCACTCTGCAGCGCCCAAGGTAACCATTGAGCCAACAGCTGAAGTTACTACGTAACCAAATTGCATTATCTAATAACCCTATTCATTTGATTAATCTATACCTGATTGGAAGTATGGAATCAGCCTGTTGACCGAGTTCTAACGCGATTCTTGTACTCTCTGCCTTCATACCTTACGCGGCAGAAACCGTTTGATCCTATCCATGCAATACTTAAATCAGACCATGGCTCACATAGAGAAACCTTGTGATAGTCCGCCTCATCGGGCAGGTCCGGTAAATCAAGTATTTGGGTATAGTCGTGGGTATCGGTCATCCCTTAGCCTGCTGGCTTGTCCATTTTGAGTGATATTGTCATTGTATCATGACTTAGCAGGATGGCGAATAGTTGGCCTACATAGGGACGACCAAGGTACAGGTGTTATCTCGCCGTTGTGCCACTTTACCCGTCTGGTGCGTTTGCCGTCATCCAGATAGATCAAGTGGCCGGTTCGGGGTGGATTAGTGGTGATGACTCTCACAAGCTCACGTTAGTGATGTCGGTATCTATCCATTTTGCGGTTATCTTATACCTACCGTCGGCTTCTGCCAGCTCCTCATCCAGCTCTATTTGTGTGGCTAAATTTTCTATCTGATCTAGGATTTCATCTGCTTGATCTGTATTCATACCTATTCCTTATCCCGCTATGGGGTGTGTTTATGGGGTGTCTGACAGGATATTATCGGCCAACTTATCACAAATCTCTTGTCGTACCTCCTCGTTTGCCTGAGCACCAGCTAGAAAGGCACGCTCCAGTCTGTTTTTGATAAAATATCGATACTTCTCGGATCTCAATTCCAGTGACTTGGCGTCCATGCACCCTTTACCCTCATCGCTATCGAACCACTCGTCTCGCTTTATTGCTAGCTCACTTTTTGCCATGCTTATTCCTTATGTCCCGTATATGGGGGCTGTGGGTTAATTAGAACGGGATTCATCAGAAAGGGATATCTTGCGAATCATCAAATGACGGATCATATGCCGGCGGTTGCTGCTGTGGAGCCCCGTAGAACACCTTGCTATTGCCAAGGATAGTCGTCTGCACCCCTTGATCCCGCTCCTCCTTTGATACTGATTGCGAGATGAATCCGTGGTTGCCGTACTGGTCCACGTTGTCAGTATCGATAAAGGTGGTCAAGTCAAGGTAAGTCCCTTTGGCTCCCTTGAACAGTCGAGCCTTATCAATCTTTGATACGTCGATTTTAATGCTGATGCCTAGCTTTGCCATTGTTTTTCCTTAAGTTTTTCGTTTAAACCACTTTTCTGAAAAGTTGTTTAAGTGATCCCCTTATATGGTAATGGGGTGGTGTTGGGTTATGTGCCTGACCGCTTGAAACACTTTTTAATACGGCTGAAATGCATCCAGTCAATAATGCCGTCGCATCGAACTAATGCTTTTGATGCAGGGCTATCGATTTGCTCGACCTCAATATTACCCCCGTCCATTAGAAGGAAGTGCTGCCCGGAAAGGCTCATGGCGCAATCCTTTACCGCCTCATATTTTCCAATTGATATTTCCATTAGTGCAATACCCTCAAAAAGTTGTTTGCGATTACTTCCTGCCGGAGCTCTTCAATCTCAAGCCATGCCGTACTGCCCGGGTCTGGAAGGTGGTTGCGCATTACGATTAGATGAGCGTCAAGCATGGTCTGGCTGGTTGCCCTCCATATTCCTGCGATGATTACTTCCTGTGTGCTTTTCATCTGCATATCCCCCTGTCGCTAATCTGAAATCGTATCAATGTACTCTTTTGCCTTTTTCTCACCATCAATACATCCCAGACCCGGGTATTCTCTTAAAATATACCCCAAATCCTCAACAGTCGTTGTTCCACCCCATTCGTTATATCTTATTCCAAATCCTTTGTACCAATAAAAACTTTCCATCTGCATATCTCCTTTTGTATGCCTTATTGTAGCCCGTGTTGTTGCTGTCTTAGATTAAGTTTTTGTAACGTCTGGACGCCATCCGCATAGACCGAATACATAGCTCCATGTAGAAATAGTTCTGGGGCTATAGCATTCTTTGTTAATTGGCGCATTGCTTCCTGCTGCCAACCGGTATGCTAGCGCTTCAGATACGTTATCGAAGTGAGTCATAGTAAATCCTTAAGTGATCCCATTGCTTTGTCCCTTGCGCCTTTGATGCGCCCCTTGCGTCCTGAGTCCTCGATACAGAGCGTTTGCTCCTTGTCCCGGGCAACCAGGTTGGGGTGACGCTCATAGCTGGCAGCGCTCTGTCCTGCCGTAGCTGACACCTCATTCTTTGGAGGGAAGCACATAGCAACAAACATTGCCGGCGTCCCGGGTGGCCATACTTCTCGACAATGAGCAATATCAGCGCTGATTTTCATCTCGACCCGGTCAAATCCATATTTCCAATCTTTATCCTTCAGTTTTCTGGTCACATGATACCAATCTAGGAATCCCTCGCTGGCCGTCCCATCCTGGTTGGTCATCTGCCCCCATTGGCCGGTCCACTTGTTCGAGAACATGTTGCCCATCCATGACCACATTGCCGCTACCTTGTCCGCGTGGACTTGGTCCCATGCCTCTGAATGCTGCCGCGTCCCGCTCTCTTGCTTCCCTTGCGATGTCCATTGATGGACGTTTTTGGTTAGGTTGTTGATGTCCTGCATTTTGTGCCACCTTTTCGTCAGTCCAGCGCTCGCCGTTGAGGTACGTCGTAGGGTGCATTTCTGCAAAACCCAGTTGATTAAGATTCAGTCTGTCTTCCACATCTCGACACAGCATTGTCGTGAAGTCGTAAATCGTCGGCCCATGCTCATTGGTTTTTGATTTTAAGATCCTGTTGAACAGTGCCGCTGATTTCTTCTTGTTCACCTTTCGAATGCCAGATTTCCAGAACTGATCAAAGCAGCGATCAAGCTCGTCTTGAGCTAATCTCTTTTCTTTACCACTATCACTATCACTCTTACTATCACTCTTACTAACACTATCGGCTTTTCTGGGTTCCTTTGTGTTCCCAGATAACCCAGTGGGTTCTTTTGGGTTACTTGGTCTTCCGCC